CCCAAGTCCCTGAGATCTCGGAGATACATAGGGCAAAGGCCCCAGTATCCGACTCACGTGTGCAAACATGAGGGTTGCCGTATGCCAGTAACCTTTAAGGTAAAACTGGTTTCCGGTCTGGATCCATGAGATCAATTCGGGAGCTTGTCGCCTGTTCTTAGGACGCAAGCTACGAAGGTACGTGGCTGTTACCTCGTAACCATCGTAGGCGTCTACTCCGCATGACTCTCTGAACTTTCCAGTCAGAAAGGTTTTGGAGTTATTCACCTTACAGTGGTACTTATGTAGGTGATCAAGAACAGATTCCGCAGCGTGTTTGGGGACGATAATATCGTCACCATACACGAAGACGTCTCGGCTCACCTTGAAAAGGTTTGCCGGACTTACGGGGAGATTATATGCATCCAGCAGCGCCACTACACATACTGTGTAGAAGTACATGGCCTCTACTGGAAAACATAGAGCACTTCCCATTGACGCAAATTTCCTGAGAGGGCCGATTATTCGGCCGTCGGGAAGCTCTGCGTACTTCGAGCGGCACGCGTATATAGCATCGCGTAGATCGGGATTACTCCCGAACATCCTAAGAGCTAAGCTCAAAGGAACGCGATCACTAGCATCGCTTAAGTCAATCGTTACAAATTGACCGTCTCTCGAAGACGCTAACGCCAGCCATTGGTTTGTTGCTTGATCAGTGAAATTCACTTGACCGCGCGAAAGCCAATAGGTCTCAATAGACTCGTAAAGAGCCTCTTTGACAGCCTGTTGCGTGTACATATTACACACAGGCTCTATAGCGATAACGCGAGGGGACTTGAGCGTTTTAGGAACTGTAACAACCCTTACGGGCTGTTCATTAGGTTCCTTCACGAACGTTACCTTCTCGAATACCTCATCATCAGCAGCCAACAAGTTGTAGGCAAAAGATAGATGAGGGAAGTGAGATTCGAGCCGTTCGTGCCAACGATCCCAAACGTATTTTGAATTACCTGAAATACGTTCGGCGGTCGCTCCGGGACCGTGCCCTGGAAGTAACATGTCAGGCAATATATCGCCCAACATATTACCCCAAAGCACATCGGAGACCAAGCCAAATTGGCGCAGGTCTTCGAACGGAATGGAAAAATCGCAAAAGTCTTGCTCAACTTTGGCGAAGTTATTGAGGGCCTTAAACGTCCTTTCGGGCGAGCAAGGCACTTCCACCTTCTTGAAGAGCAGGCAGATTTGTCTGACTGCACTGACGAAGGTGGGGGTATTAGCTTCGTCATAGATCCTCCCCGTCTCACGACAAAAGATGTGACTGACCATACCTTGCAGAAACGCAGGGATTGGTCCAGGTTTCCTACGAGTTCCGATTCTCTCGAAACCGTTGAAATCTGTAGAGTCAACATACCCACGCTGCAAAGCCTTCTCGAGGTCTCTGCAGAAGTTGGGGAGGGTAATCGTTAAAAACGATAACCCTTCTTCTTTTGTCCGTGACATCATGGTATAGATGTCACGTAAATCGGAGACCTTAGCGGGACACAGTGCGCAAGCGTCTTTATAGACCGCGAGCGCAACCTCTAGGCAGTCACTTGCATCGGATCGATGCTTGTCGCTTTTCAAGCGACCTCCTTTCTGGAGGCAAGCTATCGAGCTCATGTTTAGTGACCTTCGGCGAACCGAGCGACATTACCTCAAGGACTGTGCGTCCTAAGGACGTGACTCACTACGACTCTTGGCCGTAGAGTTTTGTCACGTTCGCAGTGGACAACCAGGTTTTGAACCCGGTGATGAGCTGGTCCAGCTCTGTGACTGAGAAACCATATGCTGGTCTCACGATCATCAGAGAAATGGGCAATTCGTCCCAATCGTTGGTACTATCCAACGGATTGGTGACGATTTTGCGTTGGACGAAACGTACAGTTGTCTGTATGTCCCCAGACCCTTTACGGGTCTGATGGTCGATGATGAGCTTAAAAGTCTCATCAGAGTTGGCATACGTCGCGGTTTTATCCCCGACGGCCACTCGTGCCATGTCCTTCGCAACAGCGTTCACGGTAATTGTCTGTGGATCAGTAAACATGAGTTGACTCCTAAAGAAATGGCGTCAAGATCGTGGAGGAAGGCCGCTTGCCAAAGCGGCCAACCCGGTATCCACAACCCGGTAAATCCTAGGGCGCGAGGTGCGTAGCACCTAACGCTCCAAGGATAGCGTACTGAATACCACTCAAAGGAGATGGATTCAGGGCAAAGCTGAAGGGATTCACACTACTACTTCGACTTTTGCTGGTGGCTCCTGAGAACCACCGCATGTCGTGCGATACGCCCCCGCGGTCTGTGAACACCTGACGGAGTTCATAGCCAATGCGGATAGTGCGCATCAAGTAGAAGTACTGGGACACAACAGCGTCGGTCGCTATGTCTTGGAGCCGTTGAACGGTATCCCCGACATTAGTAAACCAATCAGCTAGCCATGTCCAAGGTGTGACCTTGTATAACAACACGGGATTTACATTTGCACCCAAGAGCGTCAAGTACTGTCGAACAGTACGGACGGTAGGGTGCATGGAAACCCGGTTGTCGAATTCGGCCCGATAGTATTTGAATGCACCTTTATACCATACACGAACAGATTCCTGTTTCGTGACGGTATATAGCGGAACGGTGCCTGGCATCAATGCTCGTTGAGCAGTTGAAGGCCCGACGCCCCATCCGTTGCGGGTGTAGACAACCTTTTCGGACTGGATCTCATCCTCGACAAATTTCCTTTGCGACCATTTGTCGTTGCCACGCGTAGTGCGTTCGATGTACTTGTCGCCATTAACGGCAACATCGCACACTCCGACAACGTCTTTGACGAAAGGAACCCAAGCGAATTGATGGTTGAGCAAATGCCCACCAGCTTCACCGCTCCACTTCCGAAGTTGTTGAGTTCTACTCAACGACTTTGCAGAATTGAAGACAGCGAGATGGTGCGCCACTGAGTCAGGTACGCTCCCGCCGGCACCTCGCCATATTTTGGAGAGGCCCCCGGCAGTAGTTTTGAGCATATCTGGCGTGTCGTGGATTTCCGCAAGGAATTGTCCAGGACCAGCGACCTCAACCTTTGGGCGGAGCTTATTATAAGCCCGATTGCCGAGACTAGAGAGATCATTGGGATTCCAAGCCGAGGTAACGGTCGGGACGATTTGGCCCATTGACGCCATGAACGAGGATACTTCTTGAGGTTGAAACGGCTCGCAAAAGCCGCCCTCATAAGTATACTTCTCGTGCCATGACGGTGGTCCTTCGTCCAGATCGTAATAACCATGGTCTACGATCCCAGTAGATGGCCTTTGAATCTTCGACGTAAACAACGATCCACCTGTTTTAAACGGAGGGCCCGAATGGAGTTCATCCATGCAGTAATCCTCCGTAGGTGGCGGGTAAGAAGAGCCCCCAGAATAGATCTTCTGGGCGGTACCCTTCTCTTTCCCCGTTATCGTGTCTATTGTGTGGTAAATGCCCACCTGGAATTTTCCAGAACTGGGCGAATCCACACGACGTCGAACTCTTGTGGCCATAAATCCTCCAGTAAGGTCATAGTGAATGCCTGCTTAGAGACTCCTACCGCTAGGAATCCAGAG